TCCCATGACTGGATCACATACTCGCAGCGCGGTGGGTTGTCGCTCTCCCACATCCTCCAGAGGTGCCGCCCGATGATGGCCGAGGCATCCGCCGTGGGCTGCTGCATGTACTGGGCGTTCCAGAACCTTGGGTCGAGGTTGGCCTTTTTTGCCTTGAGTTGATCTATCGGCCACTGCTCTGGCCAGAGGCTTTTCTCGTTCTCGGTGTCTTGGTTGAGGATCGCGGGTAGCTCCACGATCTCCCACTGATCCGCGTCTGGGTTTTTGGTCTGGTAGTCGATCAGCCGCCCGGTAAGGTCAATCAGGCTCCACCGAGTCATGATGACGATGATCGCCCCGTTGGGCATCAGGCGCTGCAACGGGCCCGTCTGAAACCACGACCATGCGGTGTCGAAGGCAAGTCGGCTGTTGATCTTTATGTCCTGCTCGCTGTGCGGATCGTCGATGACGAACAGGTCTGCGCCCCGGCCTGCCAGAGCGCCCCCCACACCAGCGGCGTAATACTGCCCCCCTTTGCTGGTGCTCCACTTGCCTGCGGCCTTCTGGTCTTCCGCAATGATGGTTTCGGGGAAAAGTTCAGCGTACTCAGCCTCGTTGATCAGGTTTCTGATCCGCCGCCCGAAGTCCTCCGACAGGGACGCAGTGTGCGTGCCCATGATGATCTTCTTTTCGGGGAACCGCCCTAGGAAATACGCGGGGAAGAGGTAGGAACTGAACTCGGACTTGCCCATCCGGGGCGCGATGTTGATGATCACGCGCTTTTTCTTACCCGCAAGCACGTCTTCAAAGATGCGGGCCAGCTTTTTATGGTGCGGCCCCACCTTAAAACCTGGGTAGACATGCCGCGCGAAGTCCAATATGTTGGACTTGGCCAGTTGCCGAGACATCCGGCGCTCTTTTTCCTCCAAAGCCTCAAAAAGCTCGACCTTCTCCTTCAGAGAAAGCGACGGCAGCGCCGCCTGGATGGCGGAAAGCTCCCTTGCGGAGATGCTAGTGAGTTTGTGGAGGTTCATCACCCTCTTCGCCGGGCTCTTCACCCATATCCGGCGCTTCCTCCACATCTACAACGTCAGTCACCCCCATAAAGCGCGCGATTTTGTCCTTGATCTTGGCTTCGATCTCGGCATCGGTCATGTCGGTCTTCTTGACCTCCAGCCTTTCCGTGAACAACGCCACCTCGGTGACCCGCCCCAGCATATCCAGCGCCTTCAGCCGCACTTTTGCGTCAGGATGCTTGGTTTCTTCAAGGATTTGGGCCACCGCGTAGCCCCTCAACTCCTTGGCCTGCTGCACAAACTCCCAGTCATAGGCGGTCAGCATGCCCGTGAGATGCCGAACGGCGGCAGGCGTGTTGATTTGAACCAACGCTTTGCGCTGTTGCTCCGGTGTTTGGGTTGTCAGGGCTGAGAAAGCCTGTTGGGCAGCGGCAGTGGCGGCTGCTTTTTGCGCATCCTCCGTGGAAGGCGCTCCCATTTGCTCCAGCCAGTCGGCTGTATTGACCTGACCCTCAAGAATCTCCTGCGGCGATGCGTCCGCCAAGGGCTTTACGCTCTGGGTGGTTGCCGAAGGCGGATCAAAATCCAACAAATGATCAAGCATTTCCTAGCGGGGCTTGTGACCGAATTGGCCCGAGTGTATAGTCGTGCCTGCATGTGTGCAAGTTGTCTCCATGCTTTCTCCTTCCAGTTGCAAAACTGTTGAGCCCCGGCCCCAAAAAGGCGCGGGGCTTTTTTTGTCCGTGTATGTCAAAGGTTTGACATGAGTTTAGTGGATTTTTTATAATATACCGGGGGTATTTATTTTGAATGAATAGGGGTGGGGTATCCGCATTTTGGATTTGCGGGCGAGTTTTTGGGAAATGTGGAGTATGGTTGGGGATTAGTGTTCACACAACGTAGCCCCTTCGCCTCCAGTATCGGGGGGTGGGGGGTAGGTGGGGTTCCCCATACTCAGTTTTCGAACCCCCGAAAACCCCCCATTTGGTAAAATAGATGCATCGGTTGGGAGTAAGCCCGCCGGTCAGAGAGAACTTCTCTCTGGGTTACTCAATCATCAATTCACTCAGGAGTTTCTATGAAGGTTCAATTCAACGAGTTCGCATTCCTCGTGGGCAAGCAAGCGGGCATGACCCGCAAAGCGGCAAAGCCCTTGGCAGACGCCTACGGCAAGGCTGACGCTGAGCAACAGGCTGACCTGCGTCAGCGGTGGATGTTCCACCACATCACGGGGCAACTCAACGGGGCGAAGCAGAGCGACGCCGCAAAGAAGGCGGCGAGCATCATCGCCAAGGGCAAGGGTGGCGGCGCGAGCCGTGAGTCCATCAAGATGATCGACAAGGCTTACAGCGACTTCCGCTACAACATCATCAAGCAGTCCGGCAAGAAGCCGGAGCAGGCGGCTCGCACCCGCGTCCCCGCCGCCGTCAGAACGGCGGCTCTCGTGTTCCTCGCGGAGTTCGAGGGCGACACGCTCGCCCAGCAGATCGACGCCGCCATCGCCGCACTCAAGGCGATGAAGTCCTGAGAGAGAACTTCTCTCTCGTTTCCAGCCGCGCCTCCCTCGGTGTGAGGGGGGTTCGGCTATTCCGCCACATCCCCGTGGCACTTCAGAGAGAACTTCTCTCTCATCTTTTGGAGCATCTATGTCTGTCTACTGCATCACCATCACGCCCAACGGGCGTGACCATCTCCTCGTCCGCCTGAGCGACCCCGACGGGGTCGTGTGCACCTACGGCGGCTACACCGAGTGGGTCAAGCATCGCCTGCTCACCGAGCACAACATTTCCATCTGAGGAGCATCTATGACTGCCACAACCATCCGCTACATCCGTCTGCGCGACCTACAGATACTGCTGTGGGCGCGCAAGCACCACCGCACCGCCGCCCGCAAGGTCGGCGTAGCCCTGCGTCAGATGCGTGAAGACCACGCATACCTGCGCCATCTCTGACTCAGAGAGAACTTCTCTCTCGGCGTGGAGCACCCGCTCCACGCCCCTTTTGTAAGCCTGTGTAAGGTTCGTGGTATCTACCACAGGTTTGGGGTAGGCGTGCCACACATGGTGACGCGCTAAGTCATTGATTGCAAAGGGCATATACATATACATATATCAAATGGCATTTATATGTATGTGTATGTGTTCGGGAAAGTGTGTGTGTGTATGTCTCTTTCCCTTCTTCCTAAAAAATCTTTTTGTCTGTCTGTATTCCTCGCCCAGACAATGCCAGTATGTATAGCAACGCATCTTTCCGTTGCGCATCAACAACTTGTAGCGTCACCACCTGCGCCACGCTACAATCAGACCTGTGGTAGCTACCACTTTGCTTACGCCAACCTTACGGGTTGAGCGGCTTCAGAGAGAACTTCTCTCTCGCCCTTTGGAGTTCTACCCCATGCCCATCACCCTCAAGCGCTGTGCCGACTGCGCCCGTGAGTTGCCCTTGCAGATGTTCCGCCGTCGCCGGGGCACCAAGTCCCACATGGGCGACATCTGCAAGGTCTGCAAGCCCGAGAAGACCCTGGCTCAGCGCACATCCCCCGAACTCGACCTGCTCGTCAAGCAGGGGCGGGCAAACCCTGTGGTCATCGACGCCATCAAGCGCCGAAGGCGCGAGCATTGGGCGCACTCCGTGCTGTCCGCCAAAGCCACCAGACGCAGGCGCGACGAGCGCCGCAGGAACTGGAACCTCTTGCTCTTGGATGGTCTGCGTGACGAACTCACCTACGCCAAGCGCAGGATGCGTGAGATGCTCAGCGACGACATTCCAGAGAGAAGTTCTCTCTGGGTGGAGTTTTACTCTGCCTACGCCGACATATTGCGGCTGGTTATCGACCGCGCTGGACGCAATATCCCCGTGCCCAATACCCCGATCAAGCCCACGATGGATGAAATAAATCCCAGGTATTGGTTATCGGAGGCGGAGTATTCCAGCCTCGCCGTTTTGTATTCGTCCTGCGTCTATATCCCCGGACGCAGGGCACGCCTGCCGCAGTTTCTGCGGTGGGAGGAAATCAAGGGGAAACCAAGGAGGGACTATGAGTGAGACAGATATTGAGAACGATGCGCGATACAAGCGCATAGTGGAGCGGGTGGACGCCGGTGTCCACCTGTTGGTGTGGGTGGCGGTCTACGCCGCCGCCCTGATCGTTGTGTGTTTGGATGTTTTCATTTGGAGGACTTGATATGCCGAACTGGTGCGAAAACAGACTGAGGATCATCGCCAAGACCGACACGGCTCGGGCGCTGTTGCCTCGCCTTGAGGCGGGCTTCGACGAAAGGGTGGGGGGGTCTGTCCTAGATGTCCACGCCTTCGATTTGATCCTGCCGATGCCCGACGAACTCCGGGGGCGCGACGCCCCTGAGCGCGACGAAGCCAAGGCGGAGGAGTTCCGCGCCAAGTATGGCGCGGCTGACTGGTATGACTGGTGCATCGCCTACTGGGGCACCAAGTGGCCGTCTGTCAACCTAGGCGTCGAGCGTGAGGGCGACACCCTGACCACCGAATTCCAGACCGCCTGGTCACCGCCCACGGGCATCTACGCCCGACTCGTGGCGATGGGGTTCGATGTTCTGGCGACCTACGCCGAGCAGGGCTGTGACTTCGCTGGCTTCTGGCGCAACGGCGAGGAACTGGCGATCAAGATCGAGTGGGGTAACCGGGACGATGACGAGAGCCACGGGCTCGACGACTACGAGGTTGTCGAGCGGACATTCGCCTCGCTCAACACCCTCACCCCGGTTCCGATCCCGACCGAGATGTATCCATGTGGACTGGGAGGCTGAGATGAAAGTAAGCGAACTGATTGAGGTGTTGCAGAAGGTGAAGCGGCAGGATGCGGAGGTCT